TATAAAGAAATTCAACCATTTATACATCAAGCAAATAGATTAGCTAATTGGAATTTCGATTGGGATTTTTCTGAATCATGTCAATTTACAAAATATGGTCCAGGGCAACATTACGGCGCCCACTGCGATTCATGGGAAGCACCATATGCAAATAAAGATAATCCAGATACATTTGGTAAAATTAGAAAATTATCTGTTACATGTTCCTTGTCAGATCCAAGCGAATATGAAGGTGGAGAATTAGAATTTCAATTTAGAAATCAAGATGATCCAACACCTAAAAAGAAATGCACAGAAATATTACCAAGAGGAAGTATTGTTGTATTTCCTTCTCACGTTTGGCATGAGGTCCGACCAGTTACAAAAGGAATAAGATACAGTCTTGTAATCTGGAACCTTGGGTACCCATTTAGATAATATGAAAACCGCAGAACAACAAAGACAATATAGAAGAGAGCAATATCTTAAACATAAAGATAAAGAAAAAGAAACTAGAAGAAAATATTTAATTAAAAATAGAGAAAAAGTATTAGAAAAACAAAGAAAATATAACAAAGAAAATCCATTAAAACGTAAAAATTCAATATTAAAATATGAATATGGAATTACATTAGATCAATATAATAAAATGTTTGAAACACAAGAAGGTAAATGTGCAATATGTCAAAGACATCAAAATGAATTAACAAGAACTTTATGTGTTGATCATGATCATAAAACAAATAAAGTTAGAGCTTTATTGTGTGTAACTTGCAATACAGATGTTTCTGTAGTAGAAAACAGATTAGAAGAAATGACGAAATATTTAAATAAACATAGAAAGGATGTAAACTAATGGCAAAAACAGATCAATTAAACTCATCAATTTATTTTAGTTCACCAGTATATTCTATTGAAATACCTGAATGGGTAGATGATGCAAATAAAGTTTGTGATAAATATATTAAAGAAGCTAAAAAAAATAATGCTAAAGCAATTAAAGAACGTGAAAAGAAATTTGGTAAAAAAATAGGTGATCATGGAATGAGTTATCATTCTACATCGCTAGTTGGAGATCCTGCTTTAAAAGAATTACAAGAATACATTGGAGCAACAAGCTGGAATATTTTAGATCATATGGGTTATAATTTAACTAACTATGAATTATTTTGGACTGAATTCTGGGTACAGGAATTTGGTGAAAAAGGCGGCGGGCATCACGAAGGTCATATACACTATGATAACCATATATCTGGTTTTTATTTTTTAAAATGTAGTGAAAAAACTTCAATGCCTGTTTTCCATGATCCAAGACCAGCAAAATTAATAACACAGTTACCATTAAAAGATGAAAAAGAAATTACACTTGGAACAAATCAAATACATTACAGACCAAAACCAGGTACAATGATATTCTTTCCAGCTTACATGGAACATCAATATGTGGTAGATGATGGTGTAGAAACTTTTAGATTTATACATTTTAATCTACAAGCTGTAAGAAAAATGATTACTGATACAGTAAGAACACAAGCTAAAACAGAAAACAAAAAGGAGAAAAAATGAGTTTTAAAAAAGATAAATATGTAATTATTAAAGAAGCAATATCAGAAGATCTTGCAAAGTTTTGTTATGATTATTTCATGATGAAAAAACAAGTAGCAAGAACAATGTTTGATACAAAATATATTAGTCAATTTACAGAATACTTTGGTGTATGGAATGATCAACAAGTTCCAGATACTTATTCACACTATTCTGACATCGTAATGGAAACATTACTTGTAAAATTACTTCCTATTATGGAAAAAACAACAGGATTGAAATTAAACTCTAATTATTCATACGCTAGAATTTATAAAAAAGGAGATGTATTACATCGTCATAAAGATAGATTCTCATGCGAAATATCTACAACTATGCATTTAGGTGGTGGTTGTTGGCCAATATATTTAGAACCAGATGCATCACAAGGTGGTGTAGATGAAAAAACAGGAAATTATAAAGCATCTAAATCTAAAGGTGTTAAAGTAATGTTACAACCTGGTGATATGTTAGTGTATCGTGGTAATGAATTAGAACATTGGAGAGATAAATTATCTTTTGATGATTGTGGTCAAGTATTTTTACATTATAATAATGTTGAAACTAAAGGGTCTAAAGAAAATATATACGATCGTAGACCTCATTTAGGACTTCCCGCTTGGTTTAAAAAGTGATATAATATCCTCTTACTAGAGGAGTTTACCACCAATTCTACCTCAAGCTCCTCTGGTATTTACTTAATTTATAAGTATAAAGAGGGGTTATGCCATTACAAAAAATACAGTTTAAACCTGGATTCAATAAACAACAAACAGCAACCGGAGCCGAAGGGCAATGGATAGAAGGCGATAATATTAGATTTCGTTATGGAGAACCACAAAAAATAGGTGGTTGGCAACAGTTAGTTGCAAATACATTAGCAGGACCGGTTAGAGAACAATTAACTTGGACTGCATTAGATGGTAAAAAATACGCAGCTTTAGGTACTTCAAAAATATTAGTAATTTATTATGAAGGAGCATTTTATGATATTACACCATTACAAGTTGCTGTAACTGGATGTACTTTTACATCAACAACAGGATCAGCAACTGTTACTATTACAAAAGCAGCACATGGATTAACAGTAGGGGATTATTTAATATTTTCTGCAGCAACATCTCCAGGAGCACCTACAACAAGTTATACAGCAGCAAGTTTTACAACAAATGCATTTGAAGTAAAAACAGTTCCATCAGCGGATACATTTACCCTTACAATGCCAACTACTGAAACAGGCACAGGGGTGACAACAGGTGGAAGTTTAACGTTTCAAGCATATGAAATAATTGGTCCAGCTACTCAAACTCCAGCATATGGATTTGGAACTGGAGCATGGGGAGGAATCGTTCTTCCTAGTGTGACTAATCAATTAAATGGAGCAATTAATGATTCAGTTACAACTATTACAGTTGATTCAACTGCAGGATTTCCGGCAGCTGGAAGAATTGATATTGATTCTGAATTAATTACTTATACAAGTAAAAATGGAACTCAATTTTTAGGTTGTGTTAGAGGTGCAAGTGGTACAACTGCAGCATCTCACTTAGATAATGCTATTGTTGTAAATTCAACATTCTGGCAAGATTGGGGAGAAGAATCTTCTGTAACAACTGTTACACTCGCTCCTGGTTCCTGGTCACTAGATAATTATGGTCAGATTTTAGTTGCAACTATTAAGAATGGTAAAACATTTACTTGGGACCCATCAGTTCCTACAAGATTACAAACTAGAGCAACTGTTGTAACAAATGCTCCAACAGCATCTGTTATGACATTAGTATCAGATAGAGATAGACATTTATTTGCACTTGGAACTGAATCTACAATTGGAGATCCAACTACACAAGATCCAATGCTTATAAGATTTTCAAATCAAGAAGATATCAATACTTGGAACCCAACGGTAACAAATACTGCTGGTACATTTAGGCTAGATACGGGCAACGAGATTATCGGAGCTGTGCAAGGTAAAGATTATATTTTAGTTCTTACCGATCAAGCAGCTTATACAATTCAGTTTGTTGGTCCTCCATTTACATTCTCAATTAGACAGGTTGGAACAAACTGTGGAGCAATAGGTCAACATGCAATGGTATACGCACAAGGAGCTGTATTTTGGATTGGATTTGGAGGAGGATTCTTTGCATTTGATGGAACAGTTAAGCAAATACCATCATTAGTTGAAGACTTCGTATTTACTAATATTGGAGATAATTTAGGAATTAATTATGATACGAGTCAAATAGTTTATGGTTATCACAACTCTTTATATAATGAAGTAGGTTGGAATTATGCACAAGATGGATCTAATCAAGTAGATAGAAACGTTGTATATAACTTCGTTGAAAATACATGGTCAGTTGGAACATTAGCTAGAACAACTTATAAAGATGCAGGTACATTTAGTTTACCTTATGCAACACAATATAATGCAACTGGTACACCTACATTTCCAACTATTAATGGTGTAACAAATACTTATGGATCATCTAAATATTGGACACAAGAAATAGGTGTTAATGAAGTAGATGCGAGCGGAAACGTTACTGCAATAACTTCTTATATCAAATCTGGAGATTATGATTTATCTGAACAAGGTTTAGGTGGAGATGGTCAATTAATTATGAGAGTTAAAAGATTTATTCCAGACTTTAAGAGTTTAGAAGGCAATGCAAAAATAACTTTATTCTTTAGAGATTATCCAGCAAATAGTGAATCAACACCTTCTACAACACCTCCTTTAATTACTGGACCATTTACAATTACCTCTTCAACGACTAAAGTAGATACTCGTGTTAGAGGAAGACAGGTGAGTATAAAAATTGAAAATGAAGCAGTTGATGAAACTTGGAGATATGGAACTTTGAGATTAGATATTGAAGCAGGTGGTAGAAGATAATGGCAAAGATAACGGCATATATACCGGAACCAACAGATAATTATGATGTTAATAATCAAAGACAAATACTTGAATCAATTAACACAATTAAGAGTCAACTTAACTTTGGATATCAACAAGATTTAATTAACGAACAAGCAGCGATGCTACAATTTATGTACGGAAATCAAAATGGATTTGGATGTGATACAGGAACTCCATCTAATCCCACAGTTATAGTTCCAGGTGGAAATAGTGTAGATGCATTTGGAAGATTAAGAGTTTCCAATCCTTTAACTATCTTTGATAGTAAGAATATAATGTCACAGAACACTTTATTTAATGCAACTACTGCAAATGGTGGAACTGTTTCTTATACAGCTAATAAATCTACAGTTAATTTAAATGTAACAGAAGCGGCAGGATCTCAAACAGTAAGGCAGTCTAATAGGGTCATGTCTTATCAACCTGGTAAATCATTACTTATATTTAATACATTTGTAATGAATACTTTGACTGCAAATTTAAAACAAAAGGTTGGTTTATTTGATGCAAATAACGGAATATTTTTTACAGCAGATGGAACAACACTTAAAATAGTAAGACGAACTTATACATCAGGTGCAGCAGTTGATACTGAAATATCACAATCTAGTTGGAACGGAGATAAATTAAATGGAACTGGTGCTAGTGGTTATACATTAAATGCAGCTACATCTAATATATTATTTATAGATATTGAATGGTTAGGTGTTGGAGCAGTTAGAGTTGGATTTGTTATTAATGGCCAATTAATTACAGCTCATACATTCTATAATGCAAATAATTTAACAACTGTTTATATGCAAACAGCTAATCTTCCAATTCGTTATGAGATTGAAAGAGCCGGGACACTAGCAGCTGGAACTTATACATTACAACAAATATGTTCTTCTTGTATTTCTGAAGGTGGTTATTCTCCTGAAGGATTAGAACAAATGATTAGTACAACAACTCTTAGTACGGGTGTAAATTTATCAGTAGCTAATACATATTATAATATTGCAACCATTAGAATTAAATCAGGAAGACCTTATGCGGTTATTGTTCCAGCAGGAATAGATGTTTTAAACGTATCTAACAATGATTTTGAATGGGGATTATTTGTTAATGCTACTTTAACCTCTTCATTTTCATATACAAGTTTTAGTGATAACGTAGAATATGATTTACAAACAACTGCATTTGCTACTGCAGGTACAAGAATTGCAGGTGGTTATATGGGTGGTAAAACTGCTCCATTTACTTTAGGTGGAGATTTTATAGCATTTGCAAATCAACTTGGACAAACTATCGCAGGTGTGTCAGATACTTTAACTTTAGGTGTAAGACCAGGATCAGCTAATGGAGATGTAGCTGGTTTATTAAAATGGTATGATTTAACATAATGGCTATATTTTATAAAAATCAGGGATTTAATTTAACAACTACAAATGCAACAACTGTATTAAGTATTAATACTTCATCCGTTGCAATCGTTAAAGATATTGCTGTAACTAATACAGGATCAGCGGCAGCTACATTAGATATGTATGTTTATGATTATTCAGCTTCGACTAGTTATCAATTTATACATGCAAGTGTTGCAGGTTCATGCAATGGTAATGCAGCTCAGACAGTCTTGAATTTAGAAGAAGGAGATGCTATATTAGCACAAACAGCAACTGTTGATGTTATTAAAGGCGTTATCAGTTATGCATTATTAGATAGAATAGGAACGAATGGATAATCTACCAAAGATAGAATGTCAGACAGTAGAAATTATTAAAAGTAAGAAAACAGGAAAGACTTATAATAATATGGAAGACTTCTTAAAAGAAAATAAAATTGAAGATTTACAAAAAGATGTATCTATTACTATTACAAATGAAGGTTTAGATTTAATGCAGAAAGTAATGAATCAAAAATGAATCCAAGAGGCGGAACAGAATTACAAGTAGAATTACTTGAGAAATACGTAGATAAAAAATTATTAGATCAGGTACAAATAACAACATCTGTACCAGAGAAAATACCATTACATCCAACTAAACCAAATATCCTTTGGCAACATAATTCATATGATCAGGCAAATTTAATGCCATGGTTTAAAGATAAAGAAAATCATAAAAAATATGATTGGTATGTATTTAATTCACATTGGTGTTATGAAAAATTTAGAGAAAAATTTGATATACCAACACATAAATGTTTAGTTATTAAAAATGGTGTAGAAGAAATTACACCTAGAAACACAGAATATAAAAAAGGAGATCCTGTTAAATTAATATTCCATTCAACTCCATGGAGAGGATTAAATGTAATATTAGCTGCAATGCAACTTGTTAAGAATCCACTTGTTCATTTAGATGTATATTCTTCAACACAAGTATATGGAGATCAGTTTAAAAAAGCTAATGATGATCAATTTAAAGGTCTTTATGATCAAGCAAGATCATTACATAATGTAAGTTATATTGGATATAAACCTAATGAATATATTAAAGATAATTTAAAAAACTATCATATGTTTGCTTATCCAAGCATTTGGGAAGAAACATTTTGCATCACTGCGCTAGAAGCTATGGGTGCTGGTCTTTATTGTATAACAACTGATTATGGTGCTTTATATGAAACTTGTGCTGAGTTTTCAGTATATGTTCCTTATGAGAAAGATTTTGTAAAACTTGCACATACATTTTCATCTGTGATTGATGCAGCTGCAGCCCAGTTGCACGAGGCGAGCGTCAAGGATCATCTAGATTTTCAAATTAAATATGTTAATAAATATTATTCTTGGAAAGTAAGAGGAAGTACTTGGAATAGATTTTTAGAAGGAGTTATAAATGCAAGACGCAAGTAAACCTATTTGGTTTAAAAAAGATGGTGGTGCACAAACTATTAATTTAGGGGAACCTGAAATTAAAATATATGTAGCAACTCCTGTTCATAGTGAATGTTCAATTCATTACACACAAGCATTATTAAAATTTCAACAAGCATGTATGATGAATAATATCATGGTATCTTTCTCACTTCTTAAATCATCTTTAGTTACACAAGGTAGAAATTTGTGTGTTGCTAATTTTTTAGGGGATCCAATGAAATATACACATATGTTATTTATAGATTCTGATATTGATTTTAAATTTGAAACAATAATGAAAATGTTAAAATTAGATAAAGAAGTAATAGCAACTCCTTATCCTATGAAACATATTCATTGGGATCAAATATGGGATAGAATTCAACTTGGAAAAATTAAAAGTAAAGATGAATTAATGAAATCAGGTTATATATTTCCAATAAAAATGGATAACATGATTGATCCTCAAAAAAATGAAATTACAGTTACAAATGGTGTTATGGAAGTATCACATGCTCCAACTGGATGTATGTTACTTAAAAGACAAGTATTTGATAAAATGATTAAAGCGTATCCAGAAGATAGAATTGATCAACCTACAATCGTAAATGGAGAAGCTAAATCTAATCCTTATATGTATAATTTCTTTGATACAGTTCATGATCAAGCATCTAAAAAATACTATGGAGAAGACTTTGGATTCTGTAGAAAATGGACTGCAATTGGTGGGAAATGTTATTGTTATATTGACGATTATATTACACACGTTGGTGAATACCAATATAATGGTAGATTAAAAGATAATTTAGAATTCGTTAATACCGTTGACGATTCTAATAAAAACAAGTAAAGTATACGTTTTCAGGACTCTGCGCCTGCTTATAATAAACTAATTAATTATGACAATAGCGCGAGCTCAAATGTATAGACAATTATATCAATTAGGTGGAATAGGAACATTACCAATGGATTATGGTAAACCATTACAGGTTTCTCAACCATCAACTCCAAATTATTTTACACAAACAAATATAGCTTCAAATCCATTATTAAATTATGGACAAACTCCACTTGCAGATGCTGGAGGAACACCTTTAACAATGCGTAGTGGTGGAATATCTAGATCAGGTTATCAAGAAGGCGGAATAACAATGACACAATTTGGAGCCCCACAAGAAGAACCTATATTTCCAAGATTAGAAACTTTAAATGAAAATTTAGGTCAAGCAGAACAAAGATTAGGAACTCCTTCTAATAATCAATTTAATATTTCACCTATGGTTTCTTCATTAACAGGAAGATCTCAAATGAATTTAGGTGGAATTACAAGACTAGGTTATGAAGAAGGTGGAATGGGAATTATGGGAGCAATGCCACAACAACAAGGTATTTCACAAGAAAGTGGTACAGAACAAACAGCTCTTTTTACAATTATACAATTATTAATCGAACAAGGAATTCCACCAGAGCAAGCAGAAGAACTTGCAATGCAAATATTACAAGTATTTGCACAAGGTGGTCAACCCGCAGTTGAAGAATTTGCAAATCAATTAGAACAAGAAGAAATGATGTCAGAAGGTAGAACTATGATGGCAGGTGGTGGCATCACAGGAATATATCCAAGACAAGGTTATTTTTTTAAAGGAGCTGTTAAAGCAGTAACGGGTGCAGTTAAAGGAGCGGTTAATGCTGTTAAATCAGTTGCTAAATCTCCAATAGGACAAATTGCTTTAGCTATCGCAGCGCCTTATGCAATAGGTGCTTTAGCTCCTGGTTTTGCTACACTTGGTGGAACTGGATTTATGGGATCTGCTTTAAGAGCTGGTATATCTAATTTAGCAATACAAGGAATCACAACTGGAAAATTTAATCCTAAACAAGCTTTATTAGCAGCAGTAGGTGGAGGTGTGGCTAATCAATTTTTCCCACAAGGTGGAGTTCCAAATATAGACCCATCAACAGGATTACAAATAGATTCAATAACAGGGACAGTAACTCAACCTACTGTTCAATTAGGTGGTAATCTTGAATCAGGATTATTACAAAATATTAATGTGCCTACACCTATGACTACATCTATAACTACTCCTGCAACAGCAGTAGGAACTTATCCTGAATTAAAAAATTTAGTATCCCCAACATCTCCTGTTGTTAATGTTGGTGCTACACAACCAAATATATTTGAAAGAGGAATAACTAGTTTAAGAGAAGCAGGTACTAATTTAATGAATAATCCACTTGAAACAATTGGAAAATATGCAAGTTCTGCATATCAATCTGCAAAAGAAAATGTTGTTCCTTTAACTACTGGATTTTTAGCAGGTTCTTCATTAGCACAACAACCTGGTGAATCAGATGATGAATATGCTTCAAGAGCAGCAAGAGATGCTAACGTTGCAGCTTATATAACTCAATATGGTAGAGGATCAAAACTTTATTCACCTAATTTCTATTCAATGGAAAAAGCAATAGATCCATTTGCAGGTAGAACTACTTTCGCTGCTATGGGTGGAAGAATTGGTTATGAAAAAGGTTCAATGCCAATGGGAGAACCAAGAAGAAATCCTGCAGGTATTATGGAATTAGATTATAGAAAAGAAGGTGGATTTGTTCCTCCAATTGGTATAAAAGAGAGAGCAGATGATATACCTGCTATGTTATCTAATAATGAATTTGTATTTACTGCTAACGCTGTACGAAATGCAGGTGGTGGTGACGAGAATCTAGGAGCTCAAAGAATGTATAAATTAATGAAAAATCTTGAAAGGGGAGGAAGAGTATAATGGCTGAAGTACAACAACAACAAGTATTACCAGCACCTCATATAGAAGCTGCAAGTAAAGTATATTTAGAAGATTTAGCAAAAGGTATTGGTGAAGCTAGACAAGTTGATTTATCAAAACTTTATGGTCAACAATTTGTAGCACCTGAATCTGCATTAACACAACAAGCAAGAGGATTAGCAACAGGTCTTGGTGGATATCAACCTTATCTACAAGCAGCACAAGCTTCAACTGGACCACAGGCATATCAACAATATATGTCTCCTTATCAACAAGCAGTTATTGATACAAGTTTAAGAGAATATGATATTCAAGCACAAAGAGGATTACCAGCATTAGCAGCTCAAGCAATTGGAGCTGGAGCATTTGGTGGTGGAAGAGAAGGTGTTCAAAGAGCACAATATCAATCGGAGAGTGATAGAAATAGAGCATTGTTATTAGCACAATTACAACAACAAGGTTATAGTCAAGCACAACAAGCTGCTCAACAAAATTATTTAAATCAATTAGGTTTAGCTGGACAAACACAAGGATTATTAGGTTCACAAATTGCAGGTCTTACTACATTAGGAGCTGGAGAAACTTCACAACAACAAGCTTTATTAGAAGCTCAAAGACAATTGGCTCAACAACAAGCCTATCAAGGTTTAAATGTTGCAGAACGATATGGTGCAGGCATTACTCCTTTAATAGCTGGATACCCTGGAAGAGAAATGACATCTATAACACCTTCACCAAGTCCATTACAAAATATATTAGGTATTGGATCAACTTTAGCTGGTATTTACAGTAAATTTAATCCAGCACCCGTATTTGGTAAATAATAATGTCTAGAATATTAAAAAGACCAATGTTTAGAATAGGTGGTTCAGCTAATGAAGAAGGTATAATGAATATGGCTGTACCTAAAAGAGCTCGTTATCAAGAGGGTGAAAATGTTTCAACTCAAGATAATTATACAATTGATGAAAATGATGCATTATATAGAGATGCAATGAGAAGATCTGCTATTCTTTCTAAATTTGCTGGAACTGGAAGAACTCAGAGTGATAGATTATCTGATTTATTAATTAGAGGTGGTTTGAATTTAGTAGGAGGAGCTGGAGCTGGGAAAGGCACATTAGGAGCGATTGCTACTTCTTTTAGACAACCAACAGAAGAATTTTTAAAAGGATCTGAAGAAGAAGATGCTTTTCAAAGACAAATTAAATTAGCTGGAGTAACTGGAGCTATGTCATCTGCTGATGCAATTAGAGCAGCCATAACAAAAGGAAAATCAGAACAAGTAAGGCCAGCATTTGAAAACGTTGTATTATCTAAAGCTAAACTATTACAAGATGTATTACCTTATGATTTAAAATCAAAAGCTGTAGATGCTGCTACTAAAGATACTTATTTTCAAAGAACTGCACCAAAAGAATTAGTTGCTAATTATATTGGTATTCCTAATTATGTAACAGTTACAACTAAAGGAAAATCAATTCAAGTTCCTGCATTAAATGAAATTGATGTTGGACAAGTTTTTTATGATGTCAATGTTGGAAGATTTAAAAAAAGAAAACAAAAAGGATATGGTGAAGCAGACTTTGTAATACTTGATTCACAGACATTTGAAGAAAAACCATCTGGAGAATAATAAATGTCTTCAGAAAAGTTTATTAATCCAACACTGGATACATCTAAACTAAAGAAAGAAAATTCATATATTGGTGAAGATATGAATCAAGGTGAAAAATTCTTTGAACCTATCCCAGAAGATAATCAAGAAATAAGTTCTATTAATGCAGGTATAGCAGGTATTGCATCTGGAATAATTAAAATACCACAAGGTGTTGTATCATTAGGAGCAGAATTACTTGATTTAGGTGCTGATACAAATACAGCCGTGTCTGTTGAACAATTTTTTAATAAAATAAATCCATTTGAAGAAATAGCTAATCAAAAAGCTGCTGGTAAAATAACTGAAGCATTAGTATCAGTAGGTGTTCCTGCAGCAGCTGGTGCTAAAGTTGCAACTAAACTTGCTGAAAAAGCATTAAAAGCAAGAAGAGCAGGTGCTTATGCAAATATAGGTAGTTCTAATGTTTTAAAAGGAGCAAAGAAAGCTCAAGAATTAAATACATTATCTAAAGCTCAAAGATTTGGAGCAATAGTTGCAGGTGGTGCTGCAGGCGAGACTCTAGTTGCGGACGTCGAGAAACTAGGAACTTTAGGAGATATATTTGAATCAGGTCCTACTGAACTAGACAGAGATGTAGATACTGATAACAGAACCGATGCTGCTAGAAAATTATTAAATAGAATTAAATTTGGATCAGAATCATTATTAACAACACCAATTGTTTATGGTGCATTTAGTGCAGGTAAATCATTAGCAAAACAAGGTAAAGAATTAGCTTATAGTAATTCACAAATTGAAAAAACAATAGATAAAATTGGAAGCTTTTTTAGACCAAGAGGAGCTCAACCAGAAGAAGTTTTTTTAACTACAGTTTCAGAAAGAGGAGCAAAAATGGCTGATACAAATTTTGCTATGGAACAGGTTAAAAGAATAGATAGTGAAATAGATGGAATGTTTCCTGAAGTTAAATCTTTTTTTAATAAAACAACTGAAAATGGAAGAGAAGTTTTTTTAAAAAATTTAGACGAAGCATTATTTGCAGGAGATATTAGAAAAGCTGTGCCAGAAAATATATCTAATAATATTATAGATCAAATGTCAAAAAGAGGTGCTAAACAAAAATCAATAGACAATGTATTAACATCTATCAATAATGTCAGAGGAAAGTTTGATGAATTATTAAATATAACTGCAGGAGGTCCTGCTGCTGTTGCGGATATACCGGCTTCTTTAAGAACTGATTTAAGAAAATTAATGGGAGATAAAGTAAAATCTTATTTAGGAAATACATTTAAAATATTTGAAAATACAGATTTTGGATTCTATTCAAGATATAAACCAACTCAACAATCAGTGGATAAAGTAAAAGATATTTTTAAAAGATATGCAGCTAAAAACAATAATCCAATTACAGATTTAGAAGCTGAAGATTTAGTTAATAATGTATTACAACAAGCAAGAAGAATAAATCCTAAATCAAAATTACCTACTTTTAGATATGAAAATTTAACTATGGGAGCAACAGATCCACAGAATATAAAAACATTTGCTAGAACATTAGAAAAAAATCTACCGGGAGATGGTGAAGAAATTAAAATTATTGGTAAAGGAAGTAAGGCATTTAGAGAATTATTTGGAGAAGTAGAAGATGTTCGTTATTCTATATACGAAGGTATTAATAAATTATCTAATGTTGCTAGAAAAAATCAACTATTTGATGAAATACTAAGTATTGATGATGCTATGAAAGCATCAGCTACAAAAGAAACTTTGCCAGGTCAAAGAGGGTTTTTCTTTTCTAGTCCATTAGATGCAAGAAGAAATTTACCTAATAATGAAATAGTTAAGATAGATCCATATGTAAAAGAATATTTTAGAGATGGTGTATTAGTTAATAGATTACAAGGAATGTATACTACAAAAGATATCGCTGAAGCATTTTCTAGTGCTTCAAGAGCAAGTGATTTCATGAGAACAGAATCTACAAGTGCTCTTGGAAAAACAGCATCTTGGGCATGGAGAAATTTAATTTTAACACCAAAGGCTGGATCTCAATATGCAAAAACAGTTTTATCTATACCAACACATTTTAGAAACTTTTTATCTTCAAGTGCTTTTTCATTAGCTAATGGAACAATATTTGAAAGTCCTGAAATTATAAAACAAGCAATGAAAAGAGGAAAAGATACTATTCAATTAGGTATAAGAAGTCCACAAGCAATGGATAGATATAGAAGATATTTAGAATTAGGAGTTACTAATTCAAATACAAAAATAGGTGATCTAACAAATCTTATGAAAGATGCAAGAATTGGAGAATCTGGAAATGTGGCTACTGATAGTATTTTAAGACCTATGATTAATTCTTTAGGTAAAATTGGAACTGCGGTTAAAAAAGGAGTTAAAAAAACAGGGCAAGTAATGCAAGATGCTTATGTTGCTGAAGATGATTTTTGGAAAATTACAAATTTTGAAATAGAACTTGCAAGAAGAGAAAAGGCTTATGCAAAAGCAGGTATTAAAAAAACTATAGATGAATTAGAAAAAGAAGCAGCAGATATAGTTAAAAATACAATTCCAAATTATGCTTATGTTGGTGAATTTGTAAGAGCTATGAGAGTAACACCTTTTGGTAATTTTATGTCTTGGCCATCTGAAATATTTAGAACTGGAACTAATATAGTAAGAAGAGCATTAGATGAAATTAAAGATCCTATAACAGGTAAAATAAATCCTATTACTAGTACGAATCCTTTAAAATCAATTGGTATGAAAAGATTAATAGGTGGAGCAACTGCATTTTCAGCATTGCCGTATGCCATTGTAGAAGGAACTAGATCTATATTTGGTGTATCTGATAAAGAAGCTGAGGCAGCTAAAGAATTTGTAGCTCCATGGTCTAAAAATTCACAAATTATTTTAGTGAAAGATCCAGATACAGGTGAGATATCTTATTCTGATTGGAGCAAAAATAATGTTTATGATACACTAACAAGACCTTTTACAACTGTTTTAAATAACATTCAAAAAGGAATAGAGAGTGAAGATGTATTAGTTAAAGGATTATATAAAGGAATTGGACAAGCAATGGCAGAAACTGCAAATCCATTTATCTCTGAATCAATATTTACAGAAGCATTAGGTGATATTGTAATGAGAGGTGGAGTGACTAGAGACGGTAAAACTTTATATACAGAACAAACTCCTGACGGAGAAAAAATGACTAGAATATTAAAACATATTGGAGAAACACAGCTTCCTCAATATCAACAAGTTGGAAATGTTATTAATTCTGTAACTGGTAAACCTGATAAAAATGGCGATGTTTTAGAAATACCTGATTCTGCCGCTGGATTATTTGGATTTAAATTAATGAAATTAAAACCAGAAAAAACATTAGGATTTATGATTCAAGATCATCAAGAAGGTCAAAGAAATGCTAGAAAAGAATTTACAGGGGGTCCTGAGGGAACATTAAAACCAATGAAAACACCTGAAGACATTATTGAAAGATATTTTGTGGCAAATAAAGCTTTATTTGATGTAGATAAAAAATTTTTAAAACAAATTAAAGGAGCACAAACATTAGGAGTTAATCAAAATAAAATAGTTGAGATCTTTGATAAAAGAGGACTTGGTAAAGATGAATATGCAAAATTAAATCAAGGTGTATTTGATCCTTTTTTTCCTTCAGATAAACTTCAACAAAGATTTAGAGATATTTCAATTGAAACTGGGCAACCAAATCCATTTGATCAAGCTAGATCGTCATTAGAAGCAATGAGAGCTGCTTTTAGAAGACAAAGTTTAAATCAAGATTTAAATATTAAATTAGAAGATTTTATGCCTCAGCAATCTAAGGAAGTAGAACCTCAATCTAGTTTACCTCCTCAACCAATGCCTAATGCTAGTGTTGTATCTCCTCCAGTTCAACAGGTTGCTAATTTACAAAATGGATTGACAGTAAGTGAAAATGCATATTTAAGCCAAAGTGAAAAACAAATGCGATTAAAACAAAGAGGATTAGCTTAATGGCAAACGGTAAAGAACCAAAGACAACAGGGGAACATATAGTGGCTCTTTATGGCCATATTACAGGGATTAAAAGAGATTTAAGGCATCTTACAGATGAATCTTGCCGCAATCATTCTAAGATAGACAAAAGAGTAGAAAAATTAACTTGGTGGATTATTGGTGGACTTGGATCAACCATCTTATTATTACTAACATTCTTTTTTAAATTTATAAAATAAACTATTGATTATAGTTTTAAAAAACTATATGACGCGCTTATGGATAAAATTTTAGTTCATAAACATCTTATCATAAGAGCTGAGGCTAAAAATCCTCCTGTGAATGAGACTGTTCTTACAGAGTGGTTTAAAAGATTTATAGAAGAAATAGGTATGAAGGTTATGATGGGACCATACGTTAAGTATTCTCACATGATAGGTAATCGTGGAATTACCGGAGCTGCTATTATTGAGACATCTCATATAGTAATGCACGTCTGGGATGAACCTGACCCCGCCTTACTTCAGTTTGATGTTTACTCATGTGGTGAATTTGATCCTGAAACAATATGCGAAAAAATAAAGAAAGATTTTAATACTACAAAAATTGAATATAAATTTTTAGATCGTGAACATGATTTAAAAGAATTACATACATTAACTCACACTGATCCAATAGCTAAAAATTATGAAAATAAAGAAATAGAAATGAAAAATAATATATTAATGAAGAGTCGTAAAGAAGTTGAAATTAATGGTAATGGAACTTCTGGGTATACAATTAAAGAAGGTATTCATAAAGGTATAGTTTTAGGTCATATTACAAGAGAAAAAGCAGTCATTGAAAATTAATAAATAATTACTATATATTTCCCAGGCTGCATCATAGGGATGAGCCAATTAACTTGCTTTAAAAGGAGATAATTATGACAAACATTGAAGTTTTCAATAATTTAAGCAAACAAATGTTCAATGGATCAACAAAATTTTTTGATGATGCATTTGAAAATATTTTTGACACGTGGTCAAAAGTACAATCTTTTCCATTTTACAATGTAGTAAAATATTCAAAAGGTAAATATGCCATAGAAATGGGTTTAGCTGGATACAATAAAGAAAACGTTCTTGTAGAAGTTAAGGACGGTATTTTAACTGTTGAGGGTAAAGTAGATGATAAGAACGTAGAGTACGTTCAAAAGGGTCTAGCATTTAGACAATTTTTTAAACAGTTTGAATTAGCTAAAGATGTAATAGTTGATGAAGCATCTATGAAAGATGGATTACTTAAAATTAAATTTGGTTTTAATGAACCAAAAGAAATTGAAGGCGTTAAAATAGAAGTAAAATAATGATGCCTTACAATGATGAAGAATGGAAATTTATATCCAATCTTTTAATTCTTCTCCCAATACTTCAGTAGCTATATTAACTTTAGTTCGAAGGGCTTTGACGATTTTTTCGTCAACAGTCCCTTCGGCTATAATATCAATATAAGTCATATTTTTAGTTTGACCAATACGATCTATTCTAGCTTCAGATTGTTGTCTTTTTTCTAAATCATAACCATTAGAATAATAAATCATAGTAGATGCACCTGTTAATGTAATTCCATAACCACCTGTCTGTGGTGTACCTACTATAAATCTAACTGAACTATTTGGATCTTGAATTAATTTAATTGCTTTTTGTCTATCTTCTGTTGAAGTATCTCCATAATAAGTAACAACAGATTTATCTCCGTATTCTTTTTTAATAGCTTCAACTATAACTTCTATATCATATCTATAATGAGCCCATATAACTGCTTTACCTTCCATTTCGGATAAAACATCCATTAACTCATCTAAACGATTTGATTTTAATGTTTGTGTAGTTCCATCATCAGATTTAAAATGACCACAAGTTATTTGATGTAATCTCATTAATTGAGTTATAACATTGTGTGTTGTAGTTAACTTTCCATTTAATGTTGCTAATGCAATTTCTTTCATCTGTTTATAAACTTTACTTTGTTCTTCACTTAATTGAATAGTTCTTTTCATATATGTTTTAGGAGGAAGATCTAAACAATCATCTTTTAAAACCCTATGAGAAAAAGGTTTTAATTTTTCTGAAAGTTCGCCAAGGTTTCTATAACCAACTACTATTTCAACTTGTCTACCACTTACATTTATTTTACGAGTTAAAGCATATCTAGTTCTAAAACTATAATAAGATTGTTGATCTAATAACCAAGGGTCTAGAAACCAGCACTGTGTATATAGATCTAGAGGAGATTTAGTTACAGGAGATCCTGTTAATATTCTTTTATATGAAACATTTTTACCAAGACCAATTATTGTTTTAGTTCTAATTGCACCTGGATTTTTTATTGTAGTAGATTCATCTATTGCCATTAAAGTTTTATGAC